CAGAATGGTAGATTGATCTTGATGGCTAGCTCAATCTTTAAAAGCTATATTTTCTGTAACGGGGTGTCTATCCCCGCGAGTCTTTGCTTAAAATGGTGAACTGGATTCATAATACATACGAGGCAATCCAGTAAAGAAGTAGGTTTGAAAGTCTTCACCCGCTGATACAAAAACATCATAAGTAGATGAACCAGTACCATTGCCTGAACCGTTATACCAAATACGATAATCCCAAGCAGAATCGAATCCTTGTTTGGTCGTATAATTCTCAGTTTTACCGGGAGAAAACCGATATTCACTGTAATATGGTATTTCAAACTCCAACGCTCCATTTACCTGGTTAGTTGTCAAAACCATTCCTCGTGTACCAGGCATCACTTTGTCATTTTCGGGCATGTTACCACTCGAACCTAGTTCCCAGGTGGTTATCATATCTCGCCTAGCGGATTTGAGTGAGCCATATGTGTCCATAGACGACAAAGTAAACTCATAAGCAGGCGCATCCGAAACTCGTGGTGCACGTTGCACGTCAATTCTATCAGCAACATGCTGGTGACCACGCGGTACTAATTTATATCGAATGGACCCTCTGCTACCAGAATATGCACTACGAACCCAATGAAGTAATATTGTGTTCACATAGTTATACCGTTCAGAAGTCAGAGTTGAATCTACTGCACCACTCACGCTTCCACGCAAATAAGGAAAAGATGGAAAACGCCCCGAAACAATCACCTCTATATTATCCAATTTTGGAATAGTATTCCACAACGAATATCTCTTCAGCATTGTTCTAAAAGACGTTATAGCTTCTCCAAAGAACACCTTATTTAAATTGGGATCCTCAGCAGGTGGCAAACCAATGATAGTGGTCTGTGACTGCTGGGGAGCATCCAATTCATCTGTGTTCTGACTCTCTGGCACAATTTCACCAGCCTGAGTTTCGAGGACTACTTCTTTTTCTTTCTCCTTTAGATCACCAGGAAGATCTGGTATTGGTTTCAACACAAAGCGTTGAAAATAATCATCTGGAGCTGCAACCTCGAAATCGTCACCCATTGAGACAAATACATTGATTTCAATATCGTTTGTCACTGTACTATTTGGGGTAGTAAGTTCATTCACGATAAATACACCAATGACACCATTTCCTTTACCTTTAGAAGTGAATCTATTGGTACCATATAATTCTGTGACACTATCCTGTCCCGGTAAATGGTGATCTAGAAAACTCCTCGCTTGTCCATTACCAATCTCGATAGTAAAATCTTGCTCTTCAGCAATATCTACAATTTTAAGATAATTGGTATTGTATTCAGAGAATCCTAAATAATTATTGTCTGCAATAAAGTTGGGGTCATACACAACCTTAATACGTCCCTTATGAAAACTTGAACAAACAATCTGAAACCTAAATTTCATTGATCCTTTCCAATATTGAAATGGCAAAGCTGCCATACAACAAGCTGGAAAATGAAACGAAACTGGAGGTCCAGTGTTTTGAGCCCAAGTACAGGGATCAAGGCGAGCATTCCACAACAAAGTGTCGGGAGCAGTCCCAATATTCCAATTAAAAGTGGTAAGATAAGTTTCTCTCTTAGCAATCTCACGAATATTTAAGGGGTCTGCTGGGCCGATGCCTGAAATCCTAGGATCAATGGTCAGTTCTTGCTTATCGTCAACAGTCAACTTTTGTGCGTTGTCTGGAACGTTGGTTAAAGCCAAAGAACTTACTTGTGTTGGTCTATAGGGTTCCGGTGCCTTGGTGATAGGTGGTCGACAATAACCAAATATTTTTGCCATTGAAGCAACCGCTCCCGCACCGATCTCCGTTGCTGTCGCAAACGGACCGATGTATGGAACGCCTTTCAAATAAGCAGCATATTTCGCTATTGAAGTGGCAGGGCCACTCACAGTACCTTTCGAATTAGCCTCCTCAATTTCACCAGATTGAGGTACTAAAGTATCCTGATCCACGGATGTCAATACACTCATAGAAACATCTTCAGCCCAAGCAAACACTGTTATAGTAACCACATCAGTGGCACCGTTGGCGTGTTTAAGAGGGTTCAAAGTTCTAAAGTATAAAGTTCCCATTTCACTCCACTGCGATTTAATCACCTCAAAATAATTCTGGTAGTTGAACATAGGTAGAGATAACTCGCCACCTGTGGAAGTAGTAGGATTCAGGAAAATGTGCGGCTGCTGACTTGCTTGCACCAGATCCTCACGGATCAGTGCAGCATTTGTCGACAAAGTATCATACACATCGAAGGGTAAGTAATTCACCAGCATTCGACCATATTGGAAACCATTACCATTTATAACTACTTTAATTTTTAAACTTGCTTTGAGTAAACTAAAATTAGTCAAACGATTAGAAACCCTGGGGTTATCGAAGTACAAACTCCAAGGGTTAATATCAAAGTTCAAATTGGTAGTGGTAGTCCATTCTTGTTCCGCGATTTTAATTGGTCGCGAAAAGAAATTTGCTAGTGAAGCATCGTTCGCATCTTGCATCGAACGAGTTGGATCCATTGCAGAATCAACATTATACATATACGGGTCATGTTGGTCCGTAAATTGTACGTTCTCATAAGTGGTGTTAGAGCCAACTTTAAAGATGTTGTTGTCTGCAGTGGTTCCGCTTTGTGTATCTAAGACAGTCTGCGTCTCGCCATCAATGGAAACAGTACTTTTGGGTGGAATTTCAATTCCGTCTAAACACGAAACATGCGTTCCTAATTCCCGCCTGTACTTGTGCCACAATTTGTCGAAACGATTCGGATTTATCTTATACGTTCTCAAATTACACAAAACTTCAAGGATAGTGGGATACATTTCTGATCCCGTTTTAACATTTACGATTTTATTTACATTTATATTTACATTTTTATTGTCAGTAAGCGATATTTACAATCTCAAAGCATTGCTCAGTGCTATGAGTGGAGTAATTTACATTGAAGTGACTAACTTCTCCCCTGAAAAGGGGTATTCCACGAGGGGAATGTCGATATGTACAAAGCCTAATATATATACATAAAACTACACAAACATGTACACACACTGGTATCCATATATACACACCAATTTTGCTTTCCCGTAGGGCCCAGATTGAGAACTGGGTGAGTAGATAAGCTCTACTCCAAGCTTACGAATTCTTCGTCCTCATCAAGTTCCTCACCGAGGTACTTGTGTCTCCAATGATTAACTCTCTTATCATAAGAAACATTGAGGGCAGGGCACAAGTGTTCGATTTCACACTTCTGCGCGACTTGTAAAAGCTTACTCCTTCGATCTTCGAATATGTCACGACCATAGTAGAACCAATCATGCAAAGAACTTTCTATATTCTGAGCACTATGTTCTGGTAAAGTAAGTTCCTTTGAAAGCAAATGACAATGAAGGCGTTTAAAAATAGAATCTTCTGAAAGAAGTCCAACCTTCTGTCCAAGATCCTCATTAAATACGCATTTACGTTTCAAGAAGTCCACATCATCTTCAGTCATGTAATGTGTCGGCGTTGACTCCTTATCAGGCATTGTAAACTTCATATCATGTTCAGCCAACCACTCAGCATATGTAATATGGGTAAATTCCGAACATACTTCTGCAACAGTTCCAATAACGTCGTCTCCATACGTCAAAAAGGCACAATTTTCTTTAAAATCCTCATTGGGATAAATTGTGAAGAAACAACACCTCAACAATAAGGAATTGACTATAGAATTGATAATAACTGTAAGGTTTTGTCCTGAGGGATTAGTGCCAAACAACTGTATCAAATCACCATTGTAGGCCATCACCGGATACACAACCTCATGCACAACCATCTTCATTAAATGAATGTCTTCAGGAGTGTAATCATCACATTTTTCTGCAATATCTATCAAAATATCAAAAGCAGCAATTGTGACTTGAGCGGGCATACGTACGTCATACTTACTATAGTCTCCAGCCAAAACACGATCTCTGCCTTTCTTCATAGCGGCTTCCCAAAGCTCCTCCCATTCAGTGCCTTCAGCATTAACACCTACAGCACATTCAAAGAGAATTGGATTCATTTGAATGATTCTTACAATGGGAAGAAAATACATCCTAATTAACAATTGTAGAACTAATGGGGCGCTTTGAAATACTCTAACCTTGTCCTTCGTCAATTTAGTTGCCTCATCCTTTAAACACGATTTCCATATCATGTAGCAGCGTTTTCCACTACGAAGTATAGCAATAATCTTGTCGAATTCATCCCATATTTCAGGAATAAAAGTGCGAGGTTTGCCAACTTCCGGATAATCATCAGGATCTAAATCCACAAGGAGTGGATGCTTTGACCCGGAAAACGGAAAACCAGGTGACGTTGAAAAATTCATTGGATCAATAAACTTCACTCCAGCTAAACCACTAACTGTGGCGACTCGCGACAATGGGCCCACCTCGAAAAGTTCTGGTATACGCTGTTTCAATCCGGTAGATAAATCCTTAATGGATCGAACAGCTTTAGCCAAAACACTTCCAATTGGTAGACTAGGCACAGCAGCATGGACTAGTGTAGCCTGATAAGGAAACTTTCCTTTTCCCTTCATCTTTGGAGGTCCCCATTTCTGAGGAACTCCAA